TTCAATCATCTTCTCCTAAACAAGCTGATGGTACTGTGTACACAGTTCGTATGAGAAGTGATGATGTTAATGCATTCTTACCATTAAAATATCTACGTCCCGGACAACAATGGGGTAAACTCTTCTCTCAATATGAAGAGGCAAATGAACAAAGAGGTTCTACTCAGTTCTCTGCACCTATTGGTTTCAGAAGCAGAATGAGTAAATATGGTAAGCAATATAAAATCACTGATTATGCTTCAACAGAAGTATTATCTGTAGCTATCCCAGATAGTAAAGGTGCTTATCATAAATCATGGATTCGTTATGCAGAAGTTGAATTTTGGCAACAATGGAATCGTGAGCTTGAAAGAGGTAGATGGTACTCAAGAAGTGCTGATACAGTTCTAGGAGCTAATGGTAGACCAGTAAGAATGGGGCCGGGAATTCAAGAGTTGCTTGAAGATTCACATGTACACCGTTATTCTCATTTGAACACAACTCTTATTGAAGAGTATCTACAAGATATTTTCTACAGTAGAGTGAAACCGGGTTCAGGTGGAAGACAAATTAAAGGATTTACAGGAGAGTATGGAATGTTACAATTCCACAGAGCTGTACAAGATTGGCAAAACAAATCAGGTTTTATCATACCTCTAACATCTCCACCATTCTTAGCTACTTGTAAGATAGCTTTTGCTATAGGGTCTAAATCTTTGACAGTATCTGAAATTGCAGCATCTAAAGAGTTTTCCCAAGAATCCTCTAATATGTCATCTGCTTCTTCATCTGTTAATTCTGTTTTACCATCTGGTAATTCATAATCAAGGAAACCTTTATTTTTCAAGAAATCTAAAGTACTCTTAGAATTAATAACTATTGGAGTTGGTTTATCTTTTTTAGGAGTTGTAGTATTAACAACTTCTGCTTCTGGGTCTGTATCTTCTTCCCCATTATCAGCATCATCATCTGTTCCTGCCCAATCAAAAATTTCTGCTACATCAACCTTATCAGTTTCTTTATCTTTATTAGGTTCAACAACTGGGTCATCATTTTTAACAGCTTCTAATAGATTGTCTGCAGTTATATCGATACCTTCTGAATTCTCTCCAAAGAAATCAAATTTCTCTGCTGAGAACCCTGTAAAATCATTTAGTGTACTTTCTTCTTGTCCTTCTGTTTTCATAACGTTACAAATTTAAGTTTAATTATTAATATAAAGCAAGTTTTATTCTTAACTCTGCCTATTTCAAGTGTAATAGCTTTTTATTTACTAGCTACTTTTTTCTGTGCCACTTCCTTTGCTTTTAACTTCAGATTTTCTTTATCAGTTTCAATTTTAGCATCAGCAAGCCTATCCTCTCTATCTTCTTTTCTAAAAGCTACTTGGGCATTTACACCTTGTTTAGCTATTTCTAAGACATCAAGTTGTCCATCTTTATCAAAATCTTTATCTTCATTGAATCCTACAGATAACATAGCTTGAGTTTGGATTTTAGTTTTTCTATCTTCCTCAGCCTTAGTAACAATCTCATCTATTTTCCAAGTATGCTCAACTTCTTTTTGCTGTCTTTCTTTCTCTGCTTCCTCAGCTTTAAAGTTTCTTTCAGCTTCTGCATTAGCTTGTTCTCTTTGGATTCTAGTTTCTTCAGCTACTTCAAGAGTTTCACTAGCTTCTTGTATACTATCTTCTCTTAATACTTTAAGAACATCACTTAACTCTACTTTTTGATTTTGTAAAGCAGCCTGTGCAAGTCCTTGAACTTGTTCTCTTAGTTTCTCTGCAGCTACACCATCCTCTATAAATAGACCTAATACAGAACTAGCCAGTAACTCTTTATCTAGATAGATTAACTCTCTAGACATATCATCTAAAACATTATTTAAAACTTCCACATCAGAATTCAGATAACCTATCCTTGCTACATCTAAGAGTGCTTGAAGTGCATTCTTTTTAACTTCATTATGTAAGTAATAATAAGGTTCTAATATATATGATGTTTGAATTAAGTTTTGTTGATTATTAGATACTCTTTCAGATACAGCAGTTTCACCCAATACCGGGTCTGTAATACCTACAGATTTACCACATTGTTGCTCTATAACTCCAAGCATGTTTATATACTTAGCTATATCAGAAGCTAAAGATAAATCCATTACTTTAGCTACTTGATTAACATCTCCATTCTGCATACCTTCCTCTTCAGGATTAAACCACATATAAGGAGTACTCTTAGAATAGTATTGCCAAGTTTTCATATCCATTCCCATAGAATCTGGTACAGCCATGATATTCATCATTACTTTTTTACCTTCATCAGATGCAGTAAGTAACTCTATTCTATACCATATAATATTATATAGGTATTGATAGCCTTTCATTCTATCCATGATAGATGTAGGTTCAGAGTTTGTATTATCATAGACAGCTCCATAATAAGACTTCTTTGGGGAGTCTTTTAAATTATCTTTTGTTTTAATTTGACCTTTAACAGGCCCCATATTTTTATAAATGTCAGGACCTATCTTCCAAACTTCGTAAGCTTCTGGTATCCATTCCCATTGTATACTAATATCACCTGCTTCTTTGTTTAGTTTATATTCTTCATCTACTAACAATCTAGTTTGAATTTCTTCATTGTCATCCATAAAATCTAACCAACCTATTTTTCTAAGGCCATTAAATTGAATATGCTTAACAGTGACAGTACCCCACTCATCTTCTCTAGTAGAGTTACTGGAGAACATATTATCTATAAAGTGTTGAGTATAGTTTTCACTAACCATATCATACACTTGGTCTATCTCAGAATTAGATAATTCAAAATTTCTCACTACCTCAGATTTAGTCATAGGATAATCTACAACACACCATTCAGCATCTTCAAGAAATTCAAGGTCAGGATTTCTACCATATCTATATCTCATAGGGTTTATAACTTTGTGTATTGGCTTGTTATTAATCAAACCTACAAAGTATACCTCATAAGCACTTAAAGCAGCATGCTTAAAACCATTATTAAACTTTCTTTTAATACCTTGTTCTTTTACAAGATAGTTTAATATCTGCTGTCCTTGTACTTCTGCAGGGTCTTGATGAGTTCTCTTCATGTACTTCTTAACCTCAGGAGGAGTCATAGCTTGAGTCTCTTGCTCTATACTAGCCTCTATCTGTTGTCTTTGTTGCGGAGTTAAGTCTCCACTTAATTCTTCCTGATACTTTAATTCAATTTGTTGTTCAATAGGCCTCATTATCTGAGCTACAACATACTCTTTTATTTTATCAGTTTCTGCAGTTTCTTTTCTTGTAGTAGCTTCTGAGTTAACAGCAAGTATACTATAATTAAAAGGCATGTTTAATTCCTTACCAATAATAGATTTAATTCTATTAGAAGTAATATCTTTATTGGACATAGTAGCAGGTAACTCTCCGGCTTCAGCTCCAAAAGGTTTACATACATATTCTAATTCAGTAATATCTAATATATTATTAAATAAATCATAGGAAACTTGCATCCTTTTTTCTTCTGAAATTTCCCCAAAACCTAAATAATTTGACTCTGATGTATTGTCATAAGAGTCAGCTTTCTCTCTATACCACTTGAAATCATTAGCTTCTTTCTGCTTTCTGGTTACTCTTTCATTGTCGAAAGAAGAAGTTTTTCCCTGATTAGTATCCATTTTGATAAATATTTAGACTGTGTTACTGCAAAAATAATAAATTTATCTTAATCTTTGATATAAATTTCTACTACCCATTGATTTTAAATACAAATCATTTTTCATATTTTTTAATTGGTCTACTTTAGATACTTTACCTTCTTGTTCTTCACCATGAACTTTACCTAAAATCTCTTCTTGTTGTTGGAACATTACTTGCATTAAAGCCATGACCCTATCAAAGTTACCTTTTCTATTATAAGCAATTAACTCTTCCAATAATCCCGGAGAATATATCCTATCAATAGTTCTAACTTGACTACCATTCTCATCAATATCATGTACCTCTTCTAACCAACTCTTAATGTACTTTTCTCCAGCATCTTTAAGTTGGTCTACCATGTGGCATCCCCAAATCCTAGCTACTTTACTAGCTTTAACATTTTTACTAATTACTTGGTCAGGTTGATGAGCTAACCATTTAAATAACTTTCTTCTTCTAAAGTAATCCTTAACGTGAGTCACCTCATTCTCATGCATTACTTCCGTGTTGTACAACTTAGCAAATAAGTATGCTATGTAGTTAACATCATCAGCTTCTCCAGGTCTACCTATATATTCAGCTACAACTATATTCTTAGTATATTGTCCAAATACAACACTCTTATATACATATATAGCAGATAATGAACTACCTCTATCTTGTCTATAAGGGTCATAACCTATTTTATAAGGACCTTTAAATATAGGATTATCTATAGGATACTCATATATAATAGGACAACCTTTTAAAGAAGTTGTCTCAGGTTTCATTCTATATATAGGAGCAGCACTACCATCTAATATAGGGTCAGCACAAACTTTATCCTGTTCATGGTCATAATATAGATTGACAGGAGTACCTTTAGTTAAATGTAAATTCTTATTAAGAACAATCTCTAATTGTCTTTTCAATTCTAAGATAGGAAAGTTATTATTAGATACTGTACCAAAAGCTTCAAAAGGTCCTAATGGTTTTTCTTGTCCCCTTGCTTGTATGTCAGTAGAAGATGCACCATTACTTACCCTTAATTTTCTAATAGCAAGCTCTGCCTGTTTAGCACCTTCTTTATCTGAGTTACCATTTTCATCATAGTAACCTTGCATATTCCAGTTAACAGGGTGAAAGAATCCACACTTTCTATCTTCACTATCTTCATCCCATACATTCTGAAATGGAAGTAAACCATAAGCTAATGGTCTAGAGTGCATATCTGCATAATCTGCAGTACCACCTTCCATATCCCCAGATGTACCAAAGATTGTAATCATACCAGTTTTAATCTCCCCTGACATAACGCAATCCTCAGATGCCTTATAGGAATCCTTTAATAATCCCGGACCTCCAAAAGAACCTGCCTCTTCAAAGAATAAGTCATAAGCATTCTTACCCCTTGCAGCATCAGGATTATCAGAGAATGTTAAAGATATAATCTCTGATTTAAAACCTTTCTCAATAAGTACACCATCTTTTTTCTCCCAATAAGATGCTTTAATATGCCCTTTGGAAGATTGGTCAACAACATCTCTAGGGTAATTCCAAGGAGTATGTTCAGCAATAAAGTTAATATAACTAAAGGCCATTGTAAAGATACCTTTAGGATATAAGTATTTCTTATCTTCTGCACCAAATATAGTTGCTAAGTCTGGTCTGGTAAGATAATTATTAACTCCAATAGATGCATCTTTAAAAGAGTAACCTCTCTGTCTAGACTTACCTACAATCATATTATAACCACCAAATAAGTAATCAGGTTCTATCTTTACATCTAAATGTAAACTCTCAAATAGAGCTTGTGCTCTAAGTAATTGTTCAGCATCTTCAAAGTGATATAACTTCTCAGCTTCTTCTACACTTATTAATCCTGAATCTACAACACCATTTCTTGCAATCTCTCTTGACCAATAGTAATTGTAATCTCCATCCCAGAAATCAGGAAAATCAACTTTCTTACTACCTTTCTTTACTTGTCTACTTTTTCTTCTAGTAGCTGGGTCTCCTGTAATATCTTCTTCTACTTTAAGGATAGGACAGAAGTTAAGATAAAAGTAATGGTCTCCGGTAATCCTTACTCCACCTACTGAATAACCAAACTTACATCTTCTCCTTTGTTCCTGCCAATAAGTATACCAGTCAGGACTACCTTCAGGGTCTGGACAATAGTATCCATATCTCTGAAAGTTTAAAGCTTCTTCTCTTAGTAATTGGGTATTAATCCAAATACCTTCAGCATTTCTGACTGCATTTTGTTGACTCATGAACTATAGAATTATAAGGAATCAGGATTAGCAAATACGGAAATTTTCTTATCTGCTTTAGTTTTAACAGATTCAAATATTTCATTAACAACTTTCTGTTCAATTGCATCTAGCTTCTGTAATACAGATTCTGTATCAACTAAAGCAGATGTAATCATCTTAGGTGTATATAAAGGTGCACCTGATCTTGCATTAACAGTATTCATATCAAAGGTATCAAAGAAATGCTGTAACTTATTAGCAGCTTTCCTTGCAGATTGATAGTATCTTAAACTAGCTGATGCTTTAAATTGATGGTCAGATAACCATTCCATAGCTTTCTCTACAAGTTCGTCAGGAGTATAGCTACCTCCCATAACATCTTTATCTATTCTAGCTTTTCTTTCTTCAGGAGAGTATCCAACATAAGGGTTAGTTTTCTTAACTGATACCATGAACTCAATATAAGAGAACTCCAACATTGCTTGTGCTTTACCTTCAGTATGGTCTCTTTCCCATATCTCTTTGAAAGGTTGTATCATCAAAGTCTCTAGTTGAGGTTTAACTATTCTATTTTCTATTGTGAATATCCAACTCATGATTAAGCTTTAAAGATTGCAACACTTCTATTTAACCATCCTCTAAGGAACTTACCCAATTTGATATTAGCTTTCACTAATTGATTATAGGTTGTATTCCTTTTGTTATACAAACACTCCTCAGTTATATGAAGCATCTTCTCTCTGGTAACTGGTCCAATTAATCCATCTTGAGTTACACCTGCACATGATTGCATAATCTTAATTGCTCTAAGATTACCCATATTATAAGCAGTATCAAAGTACATCAATCTTGCAGACTCAGGTAATATGAATGCACCAATAGCTCTATAGTATTTAATATAAGCTATAGCTGCAGCCTCTTCATAAGTAGTATCTTTGAAGTCATCAAAATTATTAAATATTTCTGCATTAGCATTATAAGCAATACCCCATAAGGTATAACCTCCACCATCTCCTTCTACATTATGTAAACTACCTCCTTTATCAATATTACTTACACCTTCCCATTTTAGGGTATGATTGAAGATATTAGTTTTAAAGTATTGAAATTCTCTTTCTACAGTAGGATTAGCTTTTGCTAATCTTAAGTAATCACTAACTAATGTTTTTCCCATCTTCTTGTTCTTTTAATTTATCTTGTGCTTTCTTGGCATCATCTATTTTCGACACTTCTTTAGACTGACACCAAGGGCACTCAATATTCTTGTTTGTTTTTACTAATGAAAATAGACCATCCTCTTCACAATCATATAAATCAAACTTAGTTAAATCTATATTTTGTAAAAGAAGTTTCTCATCTATTTTTAATTTCCTAGTTCCCATCTTATCTAAGTTTAATTCCTTTGAGAACAAGAGTCTCTGAAGTCCTATCATTATATGTAACAGTAACCTCTTTTCTGACTTCTTGGTTACCTGCTACTTGACTAGGTATTTCTCCTGCTTTATAAGTAACTATAAGTTCTCTAGTTTGATGATTCCATTTACATTTAGTACAACCACAAGCTACACTAATATCTATGATACTGGGCATAACAGGTAAACCATTAAATGTTATTATCTTAGAACTGTTTCTATTTACAGTTCCAAAGTCTACAACTGATTCTTTAAAATGACTCATATTATTTATTATTTAGTTAAAGCATTTTTATCTTCTTCATATTTAAAACATTCTTTAGGTGTAAGTAGTACTCCTATAGGATTAAAATACTCAGAGGGATGCTCATGTATTTTTCTAAGTTCTATTTTTAATTTAAACTCTTCCCATCTCTTCTTACCAAACATTTCAAAATAGCAACCTCCTTTACAAGCTTTATTAGCCATTTGTAATGCAGGAGTATCACAACCACATTCTATACAACTACCTGATGAATAACATTCTTTATTCATCTTAGTTAATCTGAACTCATATTGCTCTATAATATGTTTTCTCAATAAGAACTTATAACCATTCTCATAACACCAGTGACGATAGTTACCTATGATATATGCAAATATATCATTTATTTTTATTTTACTTATCATCCTTTAGAATATTTAATTGATACATTAATTTTCTTAATTCAGATTTATTTTTAATTTGTCCTTGGAATAGTATACCTTCTCCACCACCCCAAGAATTTTCTTCTCTATACTTAATAGTATAGTGATTCTCTCTACCCAGATTTTTTATATTAAAGTATGTAGTATCATTGAAACCAAAGTTTTGTCTTTCAAATACAGAATCTTTAAAACCTAAACTCTCTATATCTTCTCTATCAAGATACTTAACTCTAATTTGATTAAGTTTTATATCTAAATATAAATCAGAAAGTTCATTAGTATATTCTCCATTAGAGTCTCCAAAAGCAGTTTTAAAGAAGTTACCTCCTATATTACTTTTAGCTTCATACTCAAATCCTACATGAAACTCCTCTACTTTGGGAGTATAATATTTATTTGCTTCCATGATTTATTTATTTTGCTTTTCAATAAATTTCTCAAACATTACCTTCTTACTAAAGTAGACCTTACTATCTACTTTAAGCTCTTGGAACTGTCTCTTAAGTTCCTCGAATAAACCTATAGCTCTCTTAGGATATACTACTAAAGTACCAAAGTATTTAAATCTAATAGTAGGAAGTTCTCCACTTTCCATTTCTACCTTAGCATATTCAAAATGGGCCATACAACAAGCAATAAATAATCTTCCTAGGGAGAAGTACTATATGAAACACTTGGAGATAATCTCTCCATTTCTACCTGCACATCTAACACCTAAAGAGATTGAAGTATTAGGTTGGTTC